TTAATCAAATATGTTCATAGCTTGATGTTTTTTATCAGTATATAAATGAGAGTACGTTTGAATTGTTTCTGTAATGTTAGAGTGCCTCATTAATTCCATTAATAAATACATATCTACACCATTATTAATTAAATGGCTTGCGTACGAGTGTCTTAAATGGTGTATTTTTAGATTCGGGAATACAGATTTAAAATGATGCGAATAGGTAACGTATCTAATAGGTTCTAACCCCCCGAATATAAAATAGTTTTCGTCAAAATATTTATATCTTTTAGAAGATTCATTATACATGTTTTTAAGCATCTCTCTAATTAATTTTGGTACAGGTATTATCCCTTTAGAACTTTCTTTTTTTAGATTATATTCAATTTCTCTATTACTTAAATTGATTTTCTTATTTACGTCAATTTCGCCTTTTATTTTATCGTAATCTTTCCACTGCAAAGCTAAAGCTTCGCCTATTCTAAGACCAGAATAAAATAACAGTTTAGTTAGCTGACGAGAAGTATCGTTTGTGATTTGTTCTACTTTTTCATCAAATTCTTCACGAGTGATAAATTTAGCTTGTGGTTTTGTTCTGGGAATAGGAGTTACCGATAATGTGGGGTCGTATAAGAGCTTGTAATGCTTTTTGGCGTAATTGATAACTGCTTTAAAACCTGCCCACACAGATCGTGCATAGCCAACAGAAAGACCTGCATCGTTTAACAAATAATTCCTGAAAGCAGTACATTGCGTAGTAGTGATTTTGCCAATAGGGATATTTCCGAACCTTTCTTTTATGTGAGTATTATATTCTGTAGTTCGCTTTTCTATTGAGCGTGCAGAAAGATTTTCATTTTTTAAACGATTAAAAAATATATATTCAAAGGGTTGATTGTCCGAGTATCCATATTTAACATTTTGTATAAATTCGCTTTCAGCTAGTTTGGCATCTTTCTTACGTTCAAACCCACGCTTCATTTTTCGTTTGTTATTACCGTATACATCTTTATATCTAATGGAAAAATACCATTTACCTGTATTATCATCCTTATATACTGGCATTTTGCTTTTCCCTCCTCAAAATTGGCAAAAAATAATAAGGGTAGGCGGGCTACCCGTGATTTTAGTACTAGGTACTAAATGTGATATAATAAAATAAAAAGTAGGTGATGAAATGTGTGTAAAATTTACTGACGCAGAAATAGCTTATATAAAAGAATCAGTTGAAAATTATAGTAGTGAATTTGATATTTATGACGATGAACAAGAACTTAAATTAAAAATTTATGAACAAATTATGTTAAAAATCAAATCTGAATACAAGGATACCTATTTATTCCGTCTTATTAATTGATTTGGTATATTCTCTTAATATTTTTTCGTTTTCATCAACAATGTCTTTTAGTGTGTTTAAAAGAAAGTCACAATCACCTTTGGCTACTGCACCAGCTTGTGAATGGTTGATTATGTTTCTCATACTATACGCAATTTCTACCCGTTTTTTGGTTCTATAATTTACTTTACCTTCTTTAGTTAATTCTCCTAATAATTTTGTGTACATAGTTGAATCGGTGTCTTTATGTTTGATTTTATTAACTTTTTTTAATTTGATTAAAAACGTTTCTATAGCAACAGCAAAGGTTGCTGCAACTGGCAAATACAATTCCCTTTTATAAGCTTGTAATCCTTGTTCTATTTGATAAGAAAAAGTTATATCATCAACAATCTCTTTCATACTATTTAAATCTAAGTGGTTGAACGGTTGTATTTCATCATGTGCTTTGTTTATCAATCTTTCTTTCGACTTCGATATCAATGTATTGTAATGATCGTTAGCTAATCTTTTGCCATAATTAAAAAATAAATCTAAATTGTTTTGTAATATTACGGTCCCGATATATTTTCCGTAGTAAATAGATGTGTAATAAATGTAATTATTAAAATCTAATAATCCGGATTGTTCTTCTACATACTTTTTAGAATCATATATGTATGAAGTAAAGTGTTTAGACAAATATTTGATATCAATATTACGAAAATTATATATTTCTTTTAATTTACTGTCATTTGAGATAACGACGATGCAAGGTTCTTCAAAAAAAGATTGATTTAGATAAAATATCGAAATCTTGTAATCGTCTTTTCTCATGAATGGGAAAGCTTCTGGATTGCTACTAAACTGATAATTGTATCTGTTTTCAACTACATATTTGTAGCCTTCTAAAAATTTACGCAAGTATTCTTTTAAAGTTTTATTCTCTTCCATCCCTCATCCTCCTCACGCCACATAGGCGCTGTTAATCAATATGATGCAATTTAAAAACTCTCAACGGCTCAAATGTAATTGAGAATTCGCCGTAGTGAGTACCAATACCATATATCTTTTTATATTGTTCTATTGCTTCTAATATGTATTCTTCACTTAATTGTAGATACTCAGACAACTCATACAAGTTACGTACACCGTAATTGTGCGCTTCCACAATTTCGCGTAACGGGACTGCTGAGATAAAGCCGTGTCGTCTTGCGTAATTTTCGAACTTGCGATTGTTGAAATTCGAGTAATCGGCTATATCACCGTATGTAAGTTTATTATGCGCTAATTCTTCGAAGAGAATTCCTGCTTTTTCTCTATCTGATAAACCACGCTTTATCAAAATTAAATCTCCTAACCATACCCCGTCTAAATTATCTGGAAGCACATCAGCCTCTCTTATTTCAATATAATCATGTTGTATTAAAGTTTCTTCATATAATCCCATCTGATACATCCTTTACTTACGTTTACTTCTTATATAATCTGCATAATCTAAAACTCTTTGCCACTCGTCATCAGTTAATTCTCCTTCTAAATGAGCTGCACGATGTTGTACTTCATCATCGTTTTCTTCAACCCACCCCATTAAATACGCAGGATTAACATTTAATGCAGTAGCTATACTTTCTATAGTATCGTTTTTTAGATTTTTGATATTTCCGCTTTCATAACGTTGTACAGTAGCTTCAGTTTTACCAATTTTTCTTCCTAGTTCGGCCAAAGTCATACCTTGTTTTTCTCTTGATTGTTTCATTCTTTTTGAAAAGCACATCGTAATACAGCTCCTTTTACTTGATAGTTCTATTATAAGGAAAACTTTCGGCATTTGCAATATTTTTCTAAAAAACTTTCGTAAAATGCTTGACCTCTTTTGTAACATCATGATAAGATTACTTACGTAATGCGAAAGGTGGTGAAAAGAAATGCCTATAGATACTAAACTTTTGAAATCTAAAATGGCTTTGAAAGAACATAACATCAAAACCCTTTCTGAAGAAATTGGTGTCAATAGAGATACTTTATCTAACATGATACACGGGAGAACAAAACCATCCTACCCGGTAATAAATGGTATTTATTTTGCGTTAGAATTGACACCTCAAGAAGGAAGAGATATTTTTTTTAACGAAGACTTACGCAAAAAGAAAGTTTTAACTTAAGGAGGAACAACAAATGGAACAAACAATCAAACAATTTTTAGAATTTAGAAAGCAATTCACACCCGCACAGTGGCACGAAATCAACAGAATTATTGACGGACAATTTAGTAAAAAAGCCGCCGAGCTACAACTCGACGACCAAGATGTTGAGGTTATTAAAAATATTATTACTCAACAAAAGATTATGAAGTAACAATTTGAATAAAAGTTATTCAAAAATCACGAAAGGAAGATACAAAATGATGCTGACCAACACACTACTAGCAATTCACTTTTTCATGAATTTAGCGATATTAATTATGCTCGTAAGAATCGGTAGAGATTAACTTATACTTTTTAAGTTTGTTTATTCGTTGATTAGAAACAATCTTTATAAACGCAGGTTCTAATTCGAATTTATATAAAAACTCTGATGACGAATTAGCTATCATAACTTCTGGTTTATCTAATTGTTTATCGATTGGAGCATGCAAATAACTTGGATTATATATACCGAGAGATGAATATTCATCAGATTCCAATACTACGTTAATAGGTGTTAAAACATTTTTGTTTTTATCTAAAAATATTAATTCTTCTAAAGTATGAGTTCTAGACGAGTCATTAGCGACGACAAAATTTAATTCTATAAAATTATTTTCATAGTAGAAATTAAGATCGCTAATAACAAAACTGAACTTATTTTGAGAACGAGTATAAAAAATTGAGTATGCAGATAGACCTAAAGCTAGAAAAGCTACAACGTTTGAAAACAAAGTAGATTGTATGAATTCCATAAGAATAACCACCTTAAATATTTGATAACAACATTATACACGAAAGGAGCATAAATATTATGCAAGCATTACAAACATTTTGTTTCCAATAAAAAAAAACACACACCTTGTCGTAGAAGGTATGTGTTACGGAAATTTTGTTCGGTTCTAATTACTACGACTAACAGCACAATTTTTGCTGGTATCGTCCCCAGCCCTGTATGGTGCTTAGGTTTTCCGTCAAAGTCTAGCGTCCTAAAAGTTACTACCTTCTAGTACGCATACCCTAGTTAACGTCTCTTGGTTGACTATGGAACACAACAAACGATGTTCTAATTTAGACTTACTAACCTATAAAACCACAGGATGATTTAAAACCTCGCATAAGCAAGGAAATCACCTCCCAATGTAGTGGGGTTGGATTAATTATATAACGAAATATCGTTATGGACAATAAGGAGTGGTAAGATGCTGAACTTAAAAGAATTGAGAGAAGAAAAGGGGATAACACGCTATCAACTAGCGAAGCTAACGGAATTACAAAACTCGACAATTCGATCTATCGAAACAGAGGTTAAAAACCCCGGTTTCCTCACAGTAAAAAAAATATGCGATGCACTACAAGTTGATATCGCTAATGTAAAGGAGAAATAAAATGCAAGCATTACAAACAAAATCGAACATCGGAGAAATGTTCAATATTCAAGAAAAAGAAAATGGAGAAATCGCAATAAGTGCAAGAGAGTTATATAAAGCTTTGGAAGTTAAAAAGCGTTTTAGCGCTTGGGCAGAAATTAACTTGAAGCATTTCAAAGAAAATAGGGATTTTACAAGTGTACTTACAAGTACGGTTGTTAATAACGGAGCTGTAAGACAACTAGAAGATTATGCTTTAACACTTGATGTAGCTAAACATGTTGCGATGATGTCAGGTACAGAAAAAGGTTTTGATTTTAGAGAGTATTTCATCCAAATTGAAAAAGCATGGAACAGTCCAGAAATGATTATGCAACGTGCTTTAAAAATTGCTAACAACACAATCAATCAATTAGAGACAAAGATTGAACGTGATAAACCAAAAATTGTATTTGCAGATGCAGTAGCTACTACTAAGACATCAATTTTAGTTGGAGAGTTAGCAAAGATCATTAAACAAAACGGTGTAAACATCGGGCAACGCAGATTGTTTGAGTGGTTACGTCAAAACGGATTCCTTATTAAACGCAAGGGTGTGGATTATAACATGCCTACACAGTATTCAATGGAACGTGAGTTATTCGAAATTAAAGAAACATCAATCACACATTCGGACGGTCACACATCAATTAGTAAGACGCCAAAAGTAACAGGTAAAGGACAACAATACTTTGTTAACAAGTTTTTAGGAGAAAAACAAACATCTTAAAAGGAGGAACTACAAATGTTACAAAAATTTAGAATCGCTAAAGAAAAAAGTAAATTAAAACTCAATTTACTAAAACATGCAAACAGTAATTTAGAAACAAGAAACAACCCTGAACTGTTGCGAGCAGTTGCAGAGTTGCTTAAAGAGATTAATCGATAAATCCGACAACTAATCATCATTTGAATTTGAAAAACTGGTTAATAGATAGCAAAAATACGCTATAAAAAGTACCGAAATATAAAAAGGAGTATTTATTGGTTCGTTATTAATAAACTTTAATAAAAAGTCCCAAATAGCATTACCGCTTACACCTACAGAACTAGCATTAATAAAACCTAAACTGGAGTGATTAATATGCATTATGTCGACAATTTTTTTACCGCTGTAATTATTGCTTTCATGTTGTTTTTGCTCTACTGGATGGGCAGGATTGATGGATTTAATAAAGGTAGAACTATTAGCTACATCGACATTCAAATTTCTAAGAGCATAAGACATTTTCAAAATATCGTTTTTAGGAATGCTCGTAGATTTTATAAAACTATTAAGAACCTCATTAGAAAATAAATTAGATTTGAACATTGGATGATTCTTAGTTACTTGATGCATATAGGAAGCCCAATTAGATAATTTCGATTGGTTAATTCTAATGCTATTCATAACATTATTAACCGTCGATTGAATTTCCAGAGCGTTCATAACATACGAATTATTCATAGTATTTGCGGCTTTAGCGTAAGCTTCGACAGGCAATTTAGACAAGATAGCTTGATTTTTCTTTATTAAATCTAACTGTCGTTGAGTGAGATTTATATTATTCATAATTATCACCTCCTTTCACTAGGAGATAACTAAATTATACACAACACAAAAATAAAAAGGAGAAAAAGATATGATAAAAAATAGTTTGCAAGCTAAAGAACTTGCAGTAATTTTATCTGTTTCTAAATCCAAAGCAGGACAAATAATAAGAGAACTGAATAAAGAGCTTGAAGACGAAGGTTACATTGCGATTCGAGGCAGAATACCAGTCCAATTAGCTAGAGAAAAATTCCCTTATCACGGCTTGTCAGACGAGAGAATAATGGAGGCGTTGAAAAAAGAAAATGAGTAACATTTATAAAAGCTATCTATTAGCAGTATTATGCTTCACAGTCTTAGCGATTGTACTCATGCCGTTTCTATACTTCACTACAGCGTGGTCAATTGCGGGATTCGCAAGTATCGCAACATTCATATTTTATAAAGAATACTTTTATGAAGAATAAAAAAACTGCTACTTGCGCCAACAAGTAACAGTATCAAACAAAACACTTAAGAAAAAATTCATGTTCAATATAAAACGAAAAACGGAGGAAGTCAAGATGTATTACGAAATAGGCGAAATCATACGCAAAAATATTCATGTTAACGGATTCGATTTTAAGCTATTCATTTTAAAAGGTCATATGGGCATATCAATACAAGTTAAAGATATGAACAACGTACCAATTAAACATGCTTATGTCGTAGATGAGAATGACTTAGATATGGCATCAGACTTATTCAACCAAGCAATAGATGAATGGATTGAAGAGAACACAGACGAACAGGACAGACTAATTAACTTAGTCATGAGATGGTAGGAGGTCGCTATGAAGCAGACTGTAACTTATATCATTCGTCATAGGGATATGCCAATTTATATAACTAACAAACCAACCGATAACAATTCAGATATTAGTTACTCCACAAATAGAAATAGAGCTAGGGAGTTTAACGGTATGGAAGAAGCGAGTATCAATATGGATTATCACAAAGCAATCAAGAAAACAGTGACAGAAACTATTGAGTACGAGGAGGTAGAACATGACTGAACAAACATTATTTGAACAGTTGAACAGTAAAAACGTGAATGATCATACAGAACAAAAAAATGGATTAACTTATCTAGCATGGTCATATGCACACCAAGAGCTGAAAAAGATTGACCCAAACTACACAGTAAAAGTACACGAGTTTCCACATCCAGATATTAACACAGAAAATTATTTTGTACCTTATTTGGCTACACCAGAAGGCTATTTTGTACAGGTATCTGTGACTGTGAAAGATAGTACAGAGACTGAGTGGCTTCCAGTATTGGACTTTAGAAATAAATCGCTTGCTAAAGGTAGTGCAACAACTTTCGATATTAACAAAGCGCAAAAACGATGTTTTGTTAAAGCTTCGGCTTTACACGGTTTAGGCTTATATATCTACAACGGCGAGGAACTACCAAGTGCAAGTGACAACGATATTACAGAATTAGAAGAGCGTATCAATCAGTTCGTGAACTTATCTCAAGAAAAAGGGCGAGATGCAACTATCGATAAAACGATGAGATGGCTAAAAATATCTAACATTAATAAATTAAGTCAAAAACAAATCGCAGAAGCACACCAAAAATTAGATGCGGGATTAAAACAATTGGATAGTGAGGAGAAACAATAATGTTAAACAGAGCAGTATTAGTAGGACGCTTAACAAAAGACCCAGAATTAAGAAGCGCGCCAAATGGCGTAAATGTAGGTACATTCACATTGGCAGTAAACAGAACATTCACGAATGCTCAAGGCGAGCGTGAAGCAGATTTTATAAACGTAGTAGTGTTCAAGAAACAAGCTGAAAATGTTAAAAACTACCTTTCTAAAGGGTCGCTGGCAGGTGTAGACGGGCGACTACAAACACGTAGCTACGAAAATAAAGTCGGGCAACGTGTATTTGTGACAGAAGTAGTAGCGGACAGTGTTCAATTCTTAGAACCGAAGAATAACAACCAACAACCAAACAACAATTATCATCAACAAAGACAAACTCAAACTGGTAATAATCCTTTTGATAATACCACTGCGATTACTGATGATGACTTACCGTTCTGATTGGAATGATTAAATGCCGAAAATTACTAGTTATATCACTCAAGACGACGGCACAACAACAGTTGTCATCTCGGATGTTGAATTAGGCAATAAAGAAACATTACTACTTGATAACGGGTTTGATGTAGAAGTAGATGTAAACGTTATAGATCCGTTTCAAATTACCGGCAAGCAACGTCGAAAAATATTCGCGCTTGTCAAAGACATAGAAGAACATACAGGTCAACCAATGGACTATATGAGACATATGTTCATCGAGTTTGTAAGAACGTACTACGGCTATGATGAACGTATTTCGCTAAGTAATTGTACGAGAACACAAGCAAGTCAAATCATTGAAGCAACGCTTGACTGGACGTTCTACAATGACATACCACTTAGCTACAAAACGAGTAATCTACTGAAACAAGATAAATCATTCTTATACTGGTCAACTGTTAACCGCAACTGTGTAATATGCGGAAAGCCTCACGCTGACCTAGCGCATTACGAAGCAGTAGGTAGAGGCATGAACAGAAACAAGATGAATCACTACGACAAACATGTATTAGCGTTATGTCGCGAACATCATAACCAGCAACATGCGATTGGCGTTAAGTCGTTTAATGATAAATACCACTTGCATGACTCGTGGATAAAAGTTGATGAGAGGCTCAATAAAATGCTGAAAGGAGAGAAAAAAGGAATGAATAGACTAAGAATAATAAAAATAGCACTCCTAATCGTCATCTTGGCGGAAGAGATTAGAAGCGCTAAAAAAATTAAAAAATTTACCCCTGAGGATTCTAAAGGTTTTCCTGATATAACAAAAGATTCAATAAAAGAACCTAAATAAAAATATTATGGTTGATAAAATCCCATTGTTCTTTTGTTAACCACCCTTGTTTGTTATTGACTATTTCTGTAACAAACAGCTTATCTCCAGAATCGAGATAAGGTTTCAACTTTTCTATCATTTCTGAAGTTGATAAAGAAGAACGGAATAAAAATGAAGATTTCCAATAATTGCAATGACCATTAGAAATTTCCTTTTTTATAACATTTCTCAATTCCTCATATTTTTGTCCGGGTGAGTTTAAATCATATGTTAACATATAAGGTTTTTCCATATTTTATTCACCCCCAATCTAACGCAGTAGCGATAACAAAATTATACCAGAAAGGAGATAACGAAATGGCAACATTTAGAGTTTACAAAGAATCAGGTAACTTTGTCACAGTACACAAAGATTTTATACATGATTCTAATATAAGTTGGAAGGCTAAAGGTATTCTACTTTATTTGTTAAGTCGACCTGATAACTGGCAAATTTACGAAACAGAACTAGAGCAACATTCAACTGATGGACTTAGCGGTTTAAAGAGTGGAATCAAGGAACTGGAAGAAATTGGATACATTCAACGTAGTAGAAAACGTGATAAAAGTGGTAGGTTAAATGGTTATGAGTACTTAGTATATGAGCAACCGCACCACATTCGATTTTCCAACGTTGGAAAAACCGTTAACGGTAAAACCAACAATGGAAAAACCGTTAATGGTAAATCGCATACTACTAATAATAATAGTACTAATAATGATTTAACTAATAATAACAATACTAATAATGAAGGAAGTATATTGTCGGGCAACCCGACGGTGTCTTCCATTCCCTATAAAGAAATTATCGAATACTTAAATAAAAAAGCAGGAAAGCATTTTAAACATAATACAGCTAAAACAAAAGATTTTATTAAAGCAAGATGGAATCAAGATTTTAGGTTGGAGGATTTTAAAAAGGTGATTGATATCAAAACAGCTGAATGGTTAAACACGGATAGCGATAAATACCTTAGACCAGAAACACTTTTTGGCAGTAAATTTGAGGGGTACCTCAATCAAAAAATACAACCAACTGGCACGGATCAATTGGAACGCATGAAGTACGACGAAAGTTATTGGGATTAGGGGGATATTATGAAACCACTATTCAGCGAAAAGATAAACGAAAGCTTGAAAAAATATCAACCTACTCATGTCGAAAAAGGATTGAAATGTGAGAGATGTGGAAGTGAATACGACTTATATAAGTTTGCTCCTACTAAAAAACACCCGAATGGTTACGAGTATAAAGACGGTTGCAAATGTGAAATCTATGAGGAATATAAGCGAAACAAGCAACGGAAGATAAACAACATATTCAATCAATCAAACGTTAATCCGTCTTTAAGAGATGCAACAGTCAAAAACTACAAGCCACAAAATGAAAAACAAGTACACGCTAAACAAACAGCAATAGAGTACGTACAAGGCTTCTCTACAAAAGAACCAAAATCATTAATATTGCAAGGTTCATACGGAACTGGTAAAAGCCACCTAGCATACGCTATCGCAAAAGCAGTCAAAGCTAAAAGGCATACGGTTGCTTTTATGCACATACCAATGTTGATGGATCGTATCAAAGCGACATACAACAAAAATGCAGTAGAGACTACAGACGAGTTAGTCAGATTGTTAAGCGATATTGATTTACTTGTACTAGATGATATGGGTGTAGAGAACACAGAACATACTTTAAACAAACTTTTCAGCATTGTTGATAACAGAGTAGGTAAAAACAACATCTTTACAACTAACTTTAGTGATAAAGAACTAAATCAAAATATGAACTGGCAACGTATCAATTCAAGAATGAAACACAATGCAAGAAAAGTAAGAGTAATCGGAGACGATTTCAGGGAGCGAGACGCATGGTAACCAAAGAATTTTTGAAAATTAAACTTGAGTGTTCAGATATGTACGCTCAGAAACTCATAGACGAGGCACAGGGCGATGAAAATAAGTTATATGACCTATTTATCCAAAAACTTGCAGAACGTCACACACGCCCCGCTGTCGTCGAATATTAAGGAGTGTTAAAAATGCCGAAAGAAAAATATTACTTATACCGAGAAGATGGCACGGAAGATATTAAGGTCATCAAGTATAAAGACAACGTAAATGAAGTTTATTCTCTCACAGGAGCCCATTTCAGCGACGAAAAGAAAATCATGACTGATAGAGACCTAAAACGATTCAAAGGCGCTCACGGGCTTCTATATGAGCAAGAGCTAGGATTACAAGCAACGATATTTGATATTTAGAGGTGGCACATGGAAGTACATTACAGTAGTAAAACAAACGAGTGGACAACACCACAACATTTATTCGATGACCTAAGCGAAGAATTCAGTTTTACATTAGATCCTTGTTCAACAGACGAGAACGCCAAATGCCGGAAGTATTATACAGTAAAAGATAATGGGTTAATTCAAGACTGGTCTGAGGACATTGTTTTTATGAACCCGCCATACGGTCGAAGTATTAAGCGTTGGGTCAAGAAGGCTTACGAAGAAAGTTTGAAAGGCGCAACGGTAGTTTGTTTAATACCCGCAAGAACAGACACGACATATTGGCATGATTACATTTTTAATAAGGCTGATGATATAAGATTCCTACGCGGTCGTCTGAAGTTTGGAGATAGTAAAAACAGCGCTCCTTTTCCTAGCGCAATTATCGTTTATAGAGGTGCACAATGAGTAAATACAACGCTAAGAAAGTTGAGTACAAAGGAATTGTATTTGATAGCAAAGTAGAATGTGAATATTACCAATATTTAGAAAGTAATATGAATGGCACTAACTATGATCGTATCGAAATACAACCGAAATTTGAATTACAACCGAAATTTGGGAAACAAAGACCGATTACGTATATAGCCGATTTCTCTTTGTGGAAGGAAGGGAAACTGGTTGAAGTTATAGACGTTAAAGGTAAGGCGACTGAAGTTGCCAACATCAAAGCGAAGATATTCAGATATCAGTATAGAGATGTGAATTTAACGTGGATATGTAAAGCGCCTAAATACACAGGTCAAGAATGGATAGCATATGAAGACTTAGTGAAAGTCAGACGTAAAAGAAAAAGAGAAATGAAGTGATTTAATGCAACAACAAGCATATATAAACGCAACGATTGATATAAGGATACCTACAGAAGTTGAATATCAGCATTTTGATGATGTGGATAAAGAAAAAGAAACGCTGGCAGATTACTTATATAACAATCCTGACGAAATACTAGAGTATGACAATTTAAAAATTAGAAATGTAAATGTAGAGGTGGAATAAATGGCGGGCATAAAAACGAAAGTAAGAATAGACGGTAAGTTGATGACGCTTATTGATGCATCTGATAAATACGACATCAAAGTATCGACACTAATTACTAGGTATGATAGAGGTTCAAGAGGAAAAGACTTAATACAAAATGTAGTAAAGCCTAAGAAAGTTAAGATTGACGGCAAGATGATGACTGTTAGCGAAATAGTTAAAAAGTACAACCTAAGCAAAGGACTACTTAATTACAGAATATCAAAAGGGTTAACGGGCGATGCGCTTATTGCGCCACCACAAGAAAAACCCCCTTCTAAATACACTGAATATGAAAATGAGCAGATGAAAAAGAAAGGACTCACGCCCGAAATAGTTAGAAACAGAGTTGCGAAAGGTTGGGAGTTGTCGGAAGCAATTGATGCACCTTTCGGCATGAAGTTAAACGACTATAGAGAAATACAAATAACAAAAGCTTTGGAGCGAGAACGTGAAATGGCTAGGCAACGACGTAAAGAGGCAGAGCTAAGAAGAAAGAAACCGCATTTGTTTAATGTGCCACAGAAACATCCAAGAGGACGTTATGCGTGCTACCTGATGGAAAACGACATATTTCCAAAAGTAAGGGTGTAGATCATGGTAGATAGCGCACGTAAAGAACATTTAAACCAATTTTTCGGCTCTAAGAGATACCTGTATCAGGATAACGAGCGAGTGGCGCATATCCATGTAGTAAACGGCACTTATTACTTTCATGGGCATATCGTACCAGGTTGGCAAGGCGTGAAAAAGACATTTGATACAGCGGAAGAGCTCGAAATATATATAAAGCAACATGGTTTGGAATATGAGGAACAGAAGCAACTAACTTTATTTTAAGGAGATGTAAAAATGAAAATCAAAGTTAAAAAAGAAATGAGACTAGATGAATTAATTAAGTGGGCGCGAGAAAATCCGGAGCTATCAAAAGGAAAAATTTTTCTTGCAAAAAGTTTTAGTAATGGATTCGTTCGTTTTCAACGAAATACAAATACGTGTTCGATATCAAGTTTTATTCCAATTGATACTCCTTTCATAGTTGAAGTTGAAGAGGAAATCACAGAAGATACAGTATTTGATAGGTTGTTTGAAGTGTACGAGCTTCAAGAGGGAGCCTGTATGTCAGCGTTACACACAAGTATTAGTATCAACGAACGTTTAGAGAACACGTTTTTCCCTACCAAAGCATTCTACATCTTGAACGACGGCCTAACTATGACATTAATTTGGAAAGATGGGAGATTGGTAGAATGATGTTGAAATTTAAAGCTTGGGATAAAGATAAAAAAGTTATGAGTATTATTGACGAAATCGATTTTAATAGTGGGTACATTTTGATTTCAACAGGTTATAAAAGTTTCAATGAAGTAAAACTATTACAATACACAGGATTTAAAGATGTGCACGGTGTGGAGATTTATGAAGGGGATATTGTTCAATATTGTTATTCGAGAGAAGTAAGTTTTATCGAGTTT